CTGAACCTCCCAAGTCACGCCGGCGGCACTGGCCATCAGCAGCAGGATCAGCGCAGCCAGGCCAGCCAGCTTCTGCACCGGCGTCATGCAAGCACCTTCAGCGCTTTGTCGTACAGCGCCTGGCGGTCGGCCTGTCCGGTGAGTCCACCATTGATGCGCTTGGTGATCTTCTCGAACTGCCGCTGATCCGCCAGCGTGTTCAGTCCTTTGGTCGACCAGTACCAAGCCGCTGATATAGCGGCGTGCTGGGGCAACTCAAGCAATTCAGGCTTGTTGATCAGGTCCAGGCCCAGGGCTTCGCCGCACGCGGCATAATTCGCACGCCCGGTGACCTGGATCAGGCCGCGCCCGCGGTACTTGGAACCGTCCCCCTTCACGGTGTTGCCCAGATCGGCACGACCTTCGTACCCGGCCTGCTGCTTCGTTGGCCCCCAAATCTCCCGCACGTATCGCAACTGGCCCGACTCATGCCCGACCTGGGCTATAAATGCAGCGATGCGCAGCGGGGTCACGATCGCGTGCCGGCCCATGGCCGTATTCAGCGCAGGAACAAAAACGCCGGCATTGCGGCCGGCGTTCGGGAGTATCTGCAGCAACTGCTGCTCGGTGATAGGCATGGCTTTCTCCAGGCGAAAAAAACCGCACAAGGCGGGTGGTGGTCTGATCCAGGGATTACTCGGGGACGTGCGGCCACTCAATCGTTTGAGGGTAATCCGGTTGGTCGGGAACCCGGCTGAGCGCCACGCGGTATTTCTTCCACGCCTTCAGTGCGGCCAGGCCGGCATCGGTAGCTTCGTCGACATCAACCGCATCCTGGAGGGGCACGATCGCGTAGTCTGCGGCGGAGCGTAAGCGGGCAATTTCTTCCTGGGCAACTTCCAGAGGATCAGCTGACGGCGGGGGCAGTTCGGGCATCTCCTGAACGGGTAAGGCCTCGACCGCCACATGAAGGGTAATGCTGTGTTCCAGATCAGCAGGCTCGCCGTCCTTGGTAATGCTGACCGCCAGCACCGCGTCGTGGTAGCTGATCGCGACCGAGCACGCAGCATCGATCTGGTTCACGACGTAGCCCCAACCTTCAGGGGCCGGCGCCATCCCAAGCGTGCCGTAGACCAGGTACTGCCCTGGGCCTGGGTGTTCCGTGATGATGGTGTCCACGCCCAGGGATGTGATGTCGATGACAGCGCCGGTAGCGCCGAGGATGTTTACTGCTGCGCGAGTTTTCATTTAGATCGCCTTCAGAGTGCCGTCAGCGGCGCGAGTGGTGTTTGCGGTGCTGTAGAACTTCGCCCAGCCAGACCAGCCGGCAGAACCTGTCAGCCGGCGCATGCCCGCCTCTGTAGCCGCATAGTCAATTGCCAACTGCCCCCCGTAATTGTAGGTGCCGTCGAAGTTCGCCGAAAATTGCTGTAACACCCCGAAGCCCGAACCAAAATCAGGCCGCCCAGCAGTGGTAGACGAGTAACGGTAGGTGCCAGTTTTGGATACCTGGCTGCCACTGATGTCGGTGCACAGGATCAGGCCCATGTTGTAGTCGGCGCCGTCGCCAAATGCGCCGACGCCAATAACGTTGCCTGGGTTAACGCCGATGGTGGCCGTGGCAGCATTGCCCAAACCGAGCGCGGTGCGGGCAGCAGCTGGAGTAGAGCTCCCGGTACCGCCCTTCGCAACCGGCACAACGTTCTCAACAGATACCGACCCCAGACCCGCGAGAGTCGCCCCCCACTGCTGCACCAAAAGGTTGACAGCGTCAGCCAGCGCCTTGGGGTATCCGTTCACCGGAACGATTCCATAACCAGCGCCTGCGGATGTGGGACCCCGATAAGCCGGGGAGATGGAAACAGACGTGTCGCTCAATGGATTGATGATCTGATAGATACCGTTATCCGGACCGACAAACATATCGCCGGCGCGGCAATTTGAAAATCTCGTAAGTGCACCAGTCACAACAGTACTTCCATTAGTAACGGTGACCGTACCTTCTGAAAACCAAGATGGCATATTTATCTCCAGTCTAAATGTATGTGCATCACTACTTGACTCAGGGGGTCAAGCCTGCATTTTTGCGAAAACTGCCGGTATATAAAACGTGTTCTGAGGCGTTGCGCCTGCTGTAAGAGCCCACAACCTATTTCCGGGGAAATCCCACCAGCAATATATGGAAGCGGCGCGCCGTGCCCCCCCGGCGACGTCCATACCAAAGTTATTTATTAGCATGTATTCGTCGCTGGAGAAAACAAAGGGCACGCTGAAATAAACGATGGTTAATCCTTGAGAGTCCCGCCCCGATATAACGTAGTTCCAAGATGGCAACGAACGGCTAAATACCGCGCTGGGTGTGCCTGTGTCGAAGATCAGCGACTCATTCTGATCGTAGAGCCGACCGCCCCACAGAGCTGTAGGTCTAGCAACGTATGCGGCGGCAAAGTAACTTCCTCGGGGCTGGGCGGTTCTCACGTCATACGCTCGAACGTAGAACCCCGTCCAATTGCCGGGCGAGCCAAGGATAAGAACCCTACAAAGCCCGGCAACGATTCCGACATTGTCAGGCTTAACAAACGCCAGCGGCGGTTCTTGAGTAGTTATAACTCTTTCAAAATTAGTCGCAGACCCTAGTCCAGATTCTTGCGTAGGGACAAAGCGACCTTTAGACAAAATTGAAAGACGTGCGTACTCAGAATCGAGAATAACCACATCATCATTGTTCTTGAACTCAAATCCCCAACTCATTATTTGAACCTCGAAACAATAAGCCTTTGAGTGCCAGTTCCGAACTGTCCTTCAAAAGCTGTTCTATGCCCACTCCACACCCTGATCTGATCCGTTAGAATTTCTGGCTCATATTGAACCATGATGTGTTGGTCGGTTGTATAAGGACCAATCGGTACAACGACAGCGATGCAATTTTGTGGATTTACCCCTGGTACAGAGAACGTCTGTGATACACCTCCGGCGGGGAAGGTAACGAGCGTTGAGAAAACAGTGCGCAGAGTGAAAGAAGCGGGGCCAATTTGCTGGACCCCGTTCTCGTCCCACGTAGCCAAGCCATATTCATCCATCAGGAAAGTCTCCCGAACTTGCCGCGACGTTTCTCGTTTGCATCGAACACCGAGATACCGCTGTTATCGAACAGGCTGGAACCGTCGGTGCCCTCGCCACGCACGGTGATCGTGCCTGCCGGAATGTTGATTTCCAGTAGTGGGCGCCCTTTAGAATCCTGCGTTGGCGAACGAAGCACCATGCCCAGAATGATTTCCTGAATGATCGCCTTGCTGATGATCGCGGTGTTGAACACGGCCTGGCCATTCTCGATGACAAACATCGGAATGACCTTGCCATCGATCTCGTTCACGACCGCCATCCGCTGAGCCATGATCAGAAACTCTGATTGCTCACCATTCGATCCGAATGCCATGCCCGTGGTAACCCTACGACCATCTACGATTGTCTGGGCCTTCAAGGTGACCTGAGAGGACACCCTTCCGTCCAGGCCAACCAGCGTCTGGCTCACCTGCTGAACCGATGCGTTTGTCTGCCCGAGACTCGACTGGACCGTATCAGTCCGTTTGGACAGAACATCTATCGCAGTGGACCTGACCAGTTCCTCCTGCTGGATAAGCCCCTTCGCGCTATCAACCCCCGCTTGCAAGGTGGTGAGCCGCTCAGCAGTTGCTAATTCGCGGGATGCTTCGACACGAATTTGCTGAGCGATGCTTGCGACCGACTCGTACGTTTTCAACGCCCCCGCCAGCTCACCGGCCCCGTCATCGCCGCGCACGGAAGCGCGTAACGCCTCGTTGCTCGAAGCCTGGGAGGTGATCTTGCCGTCGAGGTTTGTGACTTTCGTATTGAGGCCCGTGATTGCCTGGGCATTGCCGGTAGCCCTCACGTCAACAGCAGACAGATCGCTCTTGAGCTGGTTGATCTGCGCCGCTGAAGCCTCGCGGTTGCTGGCCACCACCTGCTCCAGAACGGTCAACGACGACTTGTTGTCGCCGACCTGAGCGCCGAGGGTGAGCAACTGCTGGGCTGCCGCTTCGGTTTCGCTCGCTCGCGTTTTACGCTCGACGGCGAGATCTGCCGTGGACGTCCATCCCTTGATAGCGTCTGCCAGGTCGCCCGCGCCATCGTCACCTCGAGCAGCAGAGCGCAACGCCTCCACAGAGGTGGCAGTGGCCAACACCCTACCGTCGATTTCTTCGATCGTGGTTTCGATGATCTGAACCTGAGACACCAGTGCATCAGTGGTCTCAAGGATGGTGCCGATATCGATCCAATACGCAGCGTCCGGCGGTGCTGCCCCAACCGGCACTGGACCTTTGCCTTGGTACAGATGCTGGTCGAGCCGGACAATGTCGCCCTTCTGATACGACTTATCGGGATTGTAGGCGAGCGCGTCATTCACCTGCTTGATCAGGTCCTCCAGTTCCTGCTTGGCTTCCTCAAGGCGTTCGTTCACAGAGCCTGGCCCGTCACCGGTGATCAGCTCTATCTCTTCGCGCAGGCTCTGGTACAGGGCGCCCTTGCCGATTTTGTCGGCGTAATACGCCTCATAGTCGCTCTGCTTGGTGCTGGCCTGTCCATTGACCGCACCTGGTACCGGCCAGAACGGGCCGATGTTGCCGGTCCGATCCACTAGGCGCGCCCAGAAGAACAGGGTTGCACCAGGCAACAGCGAGTGCATCTCGTGCTTCGCCTGCGGATAACTGAAGTCGCTCAGCTTGATCGCGGTGGTCAGGTCGGCCGACTGGCTGTACCAGATCTCCGTCCGCTGGGTGTCCTCTGCACCTGGTGGAAAGCCCCATTGAATGCCGATGCCATAAACCAGGCTGGTGGTGTTCAGGAACGACACCGCCGGCGGCAAACCGGTTTTGCCTTGCAGGTTCGTCAGGATCGAGTTTTTCCAAACCGACGAGATGTCGAAGGCGCTCACTGCGCGTACGCGGGCCAAGTATGCGCCCGAATAGATGCCGGTTACGTCGACGCTCGTGGAGCCGGTGCGCTGCACCTTGATCCAGTTTCCGCTGTCCTTGCGCCACTCCACGTCGTACGCGACTGCGCCGGCGACAGCGGGCCACGAGATGTTCATGGTGCTGATTGCTATGCCCTGATTTACGGCATAGCTCGAAGTCAGCGTGACGCTGGCCGGTGCCGGTACCACCGTGATCGGAATCACGCTGATCGGGCGCTCTTCCAGGCGCGCGCCGGTGTCGATGTGCGCGAACTTGCTCGGGTCGTACTGGACCGCCGAGATTTCAAACACACCAGCCTCTGGCCGGGCCACGCTGACCACGCGATAAAGCGGAATGGCCAAATCGTCAGCATCCAGCGCCCACACCAGTTCGGGCTCAGGCGCAACGGAGTAAGCAACGGTCACGGTGACCTGCCGGCCGCTGACAAGCTGAACCGTACGTCCCTCGCACTTGCCGTCAGGCAGGTTGAGGATCAAACGGTCGCCGGGCTTGGCCTGGGTGTCGCGATCCAAAGTGATGACTTTGCCATTCACCGCCGAGATGCGCCCACCCACAGGCCGGCCGGCAATAAGCTCGTCAGCGATCGGGATCACATACCCAGGCAGCGGGAGACGCCCGTCCAGGCCGACCTTGAAAGTAACCGCCCGGTCCTTGGAGTTGGTCAGCAGCGCCCACTTACCGCGGCGCTGAGCCTCGGATTCGCGGGTGCAACCGATGGCGCTGATCTCAAGCGGGTTGTCGCCGTAGCGCCGCTGCAGCTTCTGGTCGGTCACTGCCGTGACATCAGTGTCATAGTTGTTCAGCGGATTGTCGTAGCTGATCAGTGCTCGGGTGTAGCGGGTGCGCTCCGATGCGCTGGAATAGGTGAACGGCTGACGCCCCTCGGTGATCACATTCGCAGCGGTATAGGCAAAGTCGAAGTCAGTGGCGCGCGGCATATCCGCCAGGGTGAATACCTGCCCCTGGGCCCAGTAGGTCATGCCGCGGTAGATGGTCGAGATATCCTGAAGCAGCGACCAGGCGTCAGCCTTGCTTTGCAGGTTCAGGTTGCAGATGAAGCGCGGCTCCTGCCCGCCCTTCCCGTTCGGCACCAACTGATCGCAGTACTGAGAAATCCGGTACAGCTCCCACTTATCCACCATCCACGGCTTGATACGACGGCCGAGGCCGAAGCGGTCGTTCAGGGTAATCCCATACGTAGCCCATACCGGGTTGTTGGTGTA